AACTTAATAGCTTTATCGTCAGCAATAAATATATCACCCCATTCTGCGCTTGTAGAACCTAAGTCTGCTCCACCAACAGCATCTGGTAATATAGATGTTTCTGCTGTAAATGTATTAGTACGTATACCAGATGTACCATTATCTATTGCACCAAAGCCAGACGTTATAGAACCAGAGTCTAATGCTCCTGTTGTAACAATACTAGAACTACCTGCTATAGCACTATAGATTGAACCTATTGCAGTTCCTCCTATTGTTATAGCGTCAGCTTCTACTGTTCCATCAAAATATGCATCTTTAAATTCTAAGGCATCTGTTCCTAAATCTAGAATTGCATTGGTGCCTGGTGTTAAAGCACCATCTGTTAGTATTAATTGTTTTTCATTTCCTGCATAAAAATTAATTGTATCAGCATCTTCAAAGTCTATCTTGGTTTGATCGTCTTCTCCAATCTTAACATCAGTTGCTAGAATCGAAGTTATACCCGTTTGTGCTGCGTCAATTGCAAAGTCAATATTATCATTCGATGTATCATATGTAACTGTAATACCACTTTCTGTATTACTAGAAAGCATATTAGTTCCAACTGTATCTCTAATATAAGTTGCTAAAGCTGTTCCATCTACAGTTATTGCATCTGCTTCAAGAGTACCATCAATATCAGCATCACCACTAATATCCAAACTAGCACCATCAACTTCACCTGTTACTGTAATAGAATCTACATAAGCATCTTTCCATCGTACTGATGTAGAACCTAAGTCAACATCACTGTCTGACTCTGGTCCAAAAATGTTATCAGCAAGATAGACCTGCTCTACATTTGCTGCATAGAAATGTATTTCATCTGCTGTTTCAAAATCTATTTTAGTCTGATCGTCTTCACCTATTTTTATGTCGGTAGCTAAAAGAGAAGTTATGCCTGTCTGTGCTGCCTCTACATTTACGGTAACACCACCAGAAGTACCACCACCGCTTAAACCAGTTCCTGCTGTAACTCCTGTAATATCACCTGCGCTAGATGCCCAAGAAGGAACACCACTAGCAAGAGTTAAAACCTGATCGTCAGTACCTTTAGCTAACCTTATATAAGACGTACCATTATGATATAAAATATCTCCTGAAGCATCGGAGCCTACATCAAAACCAGCAGCAAAGGTTACTTTACCACCATCTGCTATTGTCATAGCATTGTCACCATCAGTATAGTCAATGGTTGCAGTTTCTATACTACCAGAATTAACGGTTAGTCCTGTAGAATCTATAGTTACACGTTTTGCATTATCTGCATAAAAGTTAATTTGATTAGCATCTTCAAAATCTACTTTAGTCTGATCATCTTCCCCAATTTTAATATCTGTAGCTAGTAAAGAAGTTATAGTTGTTTGTGCTGCTGCAAGTATAAAGTCTAAGGTATTATCACCATCTTCATAGGTAACAGCAACACCTGTTTCTGTATTACTACCAACCATAGCACCTACAGTATCAGCGATGTATTCATTCAAAGCTGTACCATCTACTGTAATAGCGTCTGCCTCAAGTGTGCCATCAATATCTGCATTACCTGATATATCTAATGATCCAGCATCTACCTCACCATATACATGTACATCTTTAAATTTTAAAGAACTAGTACCCAGATCAACATCGTTATCTGATACAGGTGCTACAACACCGTCAGCCATTGTAAATTGAGCAGTTCCTCCTGCTGTAAAAGCTAATGTATCAGCCGCACTAAAATATAATCCTGCATTAGTGTCACCTGTATTTGTTATAGAAGGTGCTGATGCAGAACCATCAGGTATAGAAAGTATACCACCAAAAGTTGCATTACCTGAAATATCAATTGTACCATTAACATCTATAGCAGTAGCTGTAAGATCTATCTCATCTGTTGCCCCTAAAGATAATACAGTTGCACTAGAACCCTGTATAAACTGTGAAGCATCATTAAACTGTATTTTACTTGTAGAGTTTAGAAGTACGCCCGTGTCTGCAACGTGTGTTAATGAAACATCCTGATCCGCACCTAAATAAATTACAGAACCGTCAGCCATATATAAATCACTAAATTCATTAGACGCACTACCTAATGCTACACCGTCAGCAGTACTTGGATGTATTGCAGAAGAACTAACAGTTACTTGTTGTGCTGGTCCTACTTTAGTTATAGCACCGCCTTCTGCTGCTGTACCGTCATGTGAATGACCTGACGTACCAAAGGCACTTACAATGGCATCAAACTCTCCATCAAAATCAGAAGCATTAATAACATTACCGTCAGCAATATTATTAGCAGTATCGTTACGTGTATATCCTGTTCCCATGTTTATTTACCTTCTTGCATGTGTTGCATATTCCAATGTCAGTGCGTCAAGCGCATATGGAACATCTGTATTATTATCTGCTTCAAATTGTGCAGATACTGTATATCCAGAACCTGTAGTCTGTGCTGAAAATACTTTCTGTAGTTTAGCTCCATAGGTAGCATCACCAAATGCAGCAATACCATAAAACTGTGCAGTACTATCTGAAGCATTCGTAAATGTAACTGCTGGCATAATGGTAGAACCACTTTCATCAAAGTCATACTTTAAGTTTAAATCAAAATTAACTCTTCCTTCTGGGTCTAAATAAAACTGTGCTTTATATATAGTCTTTCTTAATCGTGGATCATTTATAGGAAAAAATGGAGTAGCAAAAGTTGTTGCTATATTATTATCGTCAAAATCTTTAGCGTCATTTTCTGCCCTATATAAATATCCTTCTTTTCCTGCAAATAGTATATACTCTGAATTACCTGAATAAATACTTGCAGAAGCTGTAGACTGTATTCCTCTAGTTTCTGCAAATTCTACAGCAGATTCTTCTCCTGGTGATGAAAACTGTGTAAATAAAATACCTTGTGCATTTGGTCTGGTATAAGAAGCATTCCATCCAAATAATCTATACTGTGATTTACCTCTAATAACAATACTATTAAAAGAAGTATGTGCTTTTATAAAATCAGTAAAGGTCTGCTGTATCTTTTTAGATATTGGTGCTATTCCAAAATCACCAATACGATCTGTAGCACTAAGTAATCTTAATCCATCAGGAGCTAAGAATACAACATCACCACCTATTTCCTGTACACTATCTGTTTCTACACATCCTATATCACGTGTTATAGGCTGTACATTATAATCTGTTCTAGAACTTCCATTTAACCTAAATATAGTTTTATCTGTAAATATTATTAGCTGATCTCTAAAAACTTTTAGTGCAACAATATCATTATCAAATCCTATTGTACCACCCCCATTACCTGTTGTAAAGTCTGTTAAACTTAATGGAGCAGTATAACTTAAAACTCTTCCTTTACCGTAGAACATACTATTTTTATGTGCTACAACTGTAGTAGCTCCTACTACATCAGATGAAGCACTATCTAGTACAGTAAACGAGGAACCTGTCCACATGGCAGGTGCATTAGCACCATCTACCATTATTAAAGTACTTGTACCTGCAAAGTCTACCTGTTCAAAACGTGTATCTACTGCACCTTCTCTGTCACTAGATATAAATGTAAGTGCGGCATTATCTGCTGGACTAGATGCTAAGTTAGGTTCTACAGATATACTAGCTCTTTTTGATGCACTATCCGAATAAGAAGATACTGTAGCAGTAACTGTATATACTTTATCTATGCCAGCAACAGTAAATGCATCTCCTATTTGAGGAAAAGAATCTAGGGCATCTGCTACTAGTGTTCCACCTGTCTGACTTCCTCCATAAACTAATGGTGTACCATAGTCAGGTTTATTTATTTTAGTCCAGCCACTGCCTGCACTTTCTAATATATCTGCATTTACTGCAACAACAGCATAGTTAGTACCTGTTACAGTAGCAAAAGTAACTAATGCACCATTAGCGGGGCTTGAAGCTAAAGAACCTGTAAGTGTTAATGTAGCTTGATTCTTAGTTGCGTCATATGCAACACCACCTGTAGCTATAGTATATGTACCTGATACACCAGCTATAGTTAGTGTGTCTGCTGCAATAGGTGTTGTATGTATTGCTTTTATTACTAATGTAGTACCTGTTTGAGATGCTCCATTAACTACTGGATTACCGTATGGAGCCATTATAGCACTATCAAATTTACCATATCCTTCTATGCGTTTATATCCACCACCTATAGATGGTTCATAATTACGTAATATTCTAGCTGAACCAGGAGCATTGATAGCCTGTTGTAATGGACTAAGATTAGTTATAAGTCCACCTTTAAACTCTATCCTAAAAGTCTCCCATACGTCAGGCATTATAGACTATCCAAACTTGATCCCGCATTAGACCTCGCTGCACCTAGTCTTCTACCTCCCGTACTAGCTGGTATCATATATGATCTCATATAATGGTATCTATTAATTAACATAGATCTCATTGCTTTAATACCTTCATCTGCTCTTTCTTTTAGTACTACAGCATCTTGTGTATTGCCTCTAAACATTAGAGCATAAAACATAGCTGCATCTACAACAACATGTTTGAACCTATCTGGTATTACCATTGTGTCACCATGAGCAGACAAGTCTGTTTGAAACACAAAGTAATCAAAAACTAATGTATATGCTAGATCAGGAGCATCTACTACTCCATATTTTAAATCAGGCCCGTGAAATACATACTTAGGTAGTGCCCTTGATTGGCTTGCTGCATACTCTTGATCAATATAATTTTCTAAGTATTCTTCATATGTTATCAAACTTAATTTTTTTGTGTCATTTCCTAGTGAAGAACTTTCTTTAATTCTAAAAGAATCCCAATCAATTGTTTTTGCATCTGTTGGAAAAGCATACCGTGTAGTACCAGCAGTTAATGCCTGTTCTTTTTCAGAATGATTAAAAGGCCATTCGTACTCTGATTCATTTACGTATCTAATAGCAGAATTTACAGCATCTTTTATGTGTGCATAAAAACCTGTAACCGAACCAAAGTTTGAACTGGTAAGTTCAACTTCATTCAGTCTTTTGTTTACGTCATTTACTAGAGTTAAAAATGTTGTAGCCATAGTATATCCTTAAAGTGAAAGGGGCAGGTTTTACCCACCCCCTCCATATGCGTATATTACGCTAGGGTATCCCTATCAACCTCATCAGCACCAACCGTACCAATGTCATCAACGTCTAGCAATAATGCAAAGACACGGATAACACCAGCAGTGGTAGTACCTGTTTGAGCTTGAATAAGAACGTCAAGCGTATCTGCTGTTGCACCAACAGTCAGAGGTCCATTACCTGCACCTACGGAATAAGCACCTGCTGAAGCAGCGTCTAAGTCAAAGCCATCAACATAGGCGTCAACATCGACTCCAGTTACTCCAAGATCAAGAGCACAGTCAGAAGACGTACCAGCGTGAACTGTCGTTACTTCAAAACCAGCATCCAAAATCATGGTGTTAGCAGGAACTGTTATTGCTTCAATAATATCAGCAGCAGCTAATGCAGTACCTTTAGCGGTAGCAGCAGAAGCAAAGTTGATGCTATTCTGTACAAGATAAGGAGTTCTACCTCTAGGGGTACCGCCTCTAGCAGCAGAAGATAATGTTGTTACTGTAGCCATTATTCAGTCTCCCTTATACTAAGCAATATCGAGCAGTTGAGATTGCTTCTGGTCGAAGAATCTTACGCCCGTACAAATGCATTCCCCGAACAATGTCAGCGAAGCTATCAGGATCACGATAGGTTTCAGTCTTGTTAATCTGTTCAGCAGATGCAACAGAAGACATGTGACCACCAACGATTACACCATAGTTACTAGCATTAGTACCACCAGTAGTGGATGGGCCAGTTCCTACAGAAGGTAGGTTGTTAGACATGTAAACTTTGAATCCGTGAACATTGTTCAAGATCAAACCATTTTGTAGACCGCTTCCTCCAAAGTCGCCATTCAGAAGACGAGAGTCTTCGTCCTTTAGAACTTCACAGAAAACTGGGTCAACAACTAACCAGCGATTGTTTGTATCAACATTCTGTTGGTCTAGCAAACGAGCCATACGAGCTACGATTTGTAGCGGATGACAGTTACCAGAACCAGGAGTTGCAGAAGTTGCACCACCAGCACGTGCTTGAATACCCATTGCGTTACTGGAGGAACCACCGAAAGAGTCAGCCATGATTTCCATCGAGGACAACAATTCGTCAGTACCAGCAGTTGATACAGCTACAGAGCCGTTAACAGTGGTATTCACAGTATCAGGAGCACCATGCATCGCTGATTGTTTAAATCCAGAGAGATAACCAAGAACGTCTTGGTCAAACTGGTCAGCAAGTCTGTACGCTGCACGATCAGTAGCAAGTTGCTGGAAATTAACATGAGAGTGTGCCTCTTCAATGTCATCGACTTTAAATGCAAAATAGTTTGCTTTGTCAATGGTTAGAGAGAACTCTTCATCATCCAGATCTTGTGGAGTGATTGTGGTACCACGTGCATACTCTTTGACCGTGATCTCTGGTTCTTTAATAACTTTAACGCTATCGCCCATATTAGCGATCTCGCCAAAGTAGTCACTATTTGTAATAGCTTCTACAATAGAAGCCTTACGAAAAGCCACTTGTACCTGCTTAGAGTAGATAACTGGTGAGAAATTACCATTAGGCAGGTTGCCGTAGCCTGTTGCAGTTGAAAATGCCATTTTATTTTCTCCTTTTTACGACATCCTATGCGTACTAAAACATGTACGCTATGTTATCTACTTCCAAAGGGCCGTTAACTTAGAGGTAGTATGTATAAGGCCAACTATACATAGGCTCTTGTTAGTCGGGTAACTTAGAAGTTTGGTGTAGTAGTTATGGGTAGTCTTTTGAAAAGGGCCACACTTACTACTAATTATGTATAGTTATATACACAATTATCTGTTTGTCAACACTTTTTAACGTGCTGATCCAGATACGTCATAAATAAACTTACCGTTTCTGATAGATTCCATAATTTCATCTGAATGCTTTTCATATTCCTGTGCAGTCATACGTTGCACATCAGATTCTCTATATGCATTAGCGTTATCATCTCCTGTAGGTTTATTTCGTTTTCCTCTAGTAGCAACAGATTTTGCTGCTTCTTTATCTTTAACTACTGACTTCTTAGCTGTTATGCCTATATCTGCTTTGTAGAGATCAATAGCCCTAGAAGCAGAACGTGCATCGCTGTCATTTTCATACAGAGCATTTTGTATCCATAGTGGTTGTTCTTCTGCCCATGTATGAAAGTCATCGTCATTTCTTATCTCTTCAAAATCAGGGTGTGACTGTAACAACTCTGTTTCTGCACGTTGCTTACTTACATCCTGTTGCATTTCATCAAGGGCTTTAACACGTTCTTCTAAACTTGCTTGTTGTTCTGATGCTTTCTTTATAGCTATAGTTTCTACTATTGCTGCTACATCAGGGTACTCTCTAGCCCATGTGTCTATGTCTTCGTCAGACTTAGGAAGTTTTATCTGCTTCTTTGTTGACTGTTCTAATTGACTTTTTAAATTCTGTATTTCTACTTTTAATTCATCTGTCTGTTTTTGCTGATGCCTACGTAGATCTGAATACCTTTTCTTAAAAG